GAATTTAATTATAGTTATTAAGACTTATGGATATTACTTTTTACATTGCTTATTGCCTATCAAGAACGGATTTTACAATTCATTTTTGGTAACGCGCGGAACATCAAGAAAAGCTACAAATTATTGGTATTCATTCAACAGGCATTTTTGGGGCGGATTGATAGCGATAATAATTACAGTTGTTATATGGGCCAACAATATAGGCAATTTTACAGGGATGGGCGCCTTGCTTTTCTTTTTAACCATTGGGCCGTTTCTTAATTTTATAACTGTTCAGCAACTTACCGCGCCGAGATATGCTTATCTTCCATTAATCGGCTATCAAATGGCCTTAATGGGCTTGGTATTTCAGTTGCCGTTACCAACCAGATGCGCGATTATCGGGGCCTTGTTTATCTTTTATCTTGATAGAACGCTAAGGGTAATGCCTCATTATAAAAAAAATACATCCAAGTTGATTGAATTAGAAAGCCAGGTATTTCCGGATAATCCGAGAGTTTGGCAATATCAATATGACCAAATGATGAATGCGGGTAATGCGGTTATGGCCTGGGCTTTCGCCGCATCCGGCTTAAGATATCTACCGGAGGATTGCCAGCTTTGGTTTGGGCTATGCTGCGCCAGCTATGAGCTAGGAGATATGAACGCGGCAATGCTGTATTTAAAAAACACAGAAAAGTTTATAATGCAAACAGACCAAAGAGAAATGCTTGGGATAATTGCGGAAATGAAAAGTAGGATAAACGCGAGGTTAGAAAAAAAATGGAAATAGTAACAATGAAGCAAAGGTTTGAATATTTAAAGGGCGTTTTTGAGGTTGAATTGGGCATTGATATAAATTTTCCTGTATTTATGGAGTGTATTTTTACCAAGCTAGAAGAAGAAATCAGATCCAAAAAGATAGATTTAGGCAAATATGCCGGACACAAAACAGTTAAGAGCGAGGATTTTGAATATGATTATGATACGTGAAATCAGGCGTTGGTTTAAAATCCGCAAGGCAATAAAGCGCTATAAACAGCTTGGGGCGATGATTGACAGCATAGACAGGGCATTTACTAAAGCAAAGATCTCCCGGCAGAAGCGCAGACAGTTTTGGGATGACTTTGTACGATCACCAGAGGCAAGAAAGAAGTTTGTCAAGGATATGGGGAGGAATATTTAATGCCAATAAAACCGAAGGGATGCGGTAGAGTGCTAGGTTTTAAGGGGATAATTAGTAAGGTGGAAAAGGAGTTCTTAAAGTATTGCTGTAAGGTAGCAGAGCTAACAGTAAAAGATGAGCAGAAACTATTTATAATCAAAAGAAAAGTTGAAAGAGAATTGCATAAATCTTGCCATATAATTTCAATAATTGAGAGAATAGAATTGATACATTTGCAATAATGCACCTTGAATCATTATACTTGGTAGTAGGAGAAGAAGTAATTTAGAAATCTCTTAGGGGTAGCTCCCCGGAATAAATTTATAGAGGTAGTCTGTGCGCACAGCAGATTACCTCTTTTTTATTATGTGTGCAGAAAAACTAAACTCAGTTGACCGAATAATAGAGTTATTTCTAAGGGGCAAAGGAGAGTTCTCAGCCCTTAGTAAGATATACGACACACCTAAAAGCCATGAAGCGAAAAGTAGGCAGACCCAAGAAGAAGGAAGAATCAATAAATAAGAAACTGCTCAAAGAGTTATATCTCCTGGGCAAGACAGATGCACAAGTAGCTGAATTAATTGGGGTTAATGTACTAACAATACATAGATGGAAAAAAAAGTTTCCAAATTTATGTAAGACCTTAAAAGATTGGAAGCAAGAAGCCGACGAGAAAGTAGAGAAATCCCTCTATCAAAGGGCATTAGGTTACGAGGTTGAGGAAATAACTCAAGAGCCTAGAATAAGTTTAGATAAAGATAATGGCAAGGAAAGAGTTTTAGTCATAACTAAAATAGTCAAGAAGCAAGTCGCTGCAAGCGAGGTAGCCTGCATCTTTTGGTTGAAGAACAGACAGCCTGACAAATGGAGAGAGACTAAGGAGTTTACGATACCGGATGCAGACAAATATTTCAAAGCGATTGCCGACGCGCTTGCACAGTCTGACACCGATACAGATAGCGTACTATAACGACAGCCATAGATTCTCAATAACGAACTCAGGCAGAAGATCACGCAAGACGCTCATTGGCAAGAGAAAGACATTAAATAGGGCATTAAAGACACCGGGAAGATACTTTCATGGTGCGCCTACACATAAGCAGGCAAAAGACATCTTCTGGGAGAGTTTAGTAAAAGATACAGCATTACTGAGAAGTTTTAAAAGTGAGACAGATTTATTTGTAAGATTGTTTAACGGAACAGAGATTCATGTATTAGGCTTAGATAAGCCGGAACGAATAGAAGGGCAGGTTTGGCATGGATGTCATATAACAGAGTTTGGAAACCTTAAAGGGCATTTAGTCTGGTCAAGCAACATAAGGCCAGTTCTTTCAGATACAAATGGCTGGGCGTTACTTGATGGAGTGCCGGAAGGCAGAAACTTCTACTACGACTTAGCACTCAGAGCTTGCAACGGAGCGATACCAGTAACTAAAGCTGGTATAGGTTCATTCGCTGAAAACGGAGATTGGGCCTTCTACCATTGGTTCAGTTCCGATGTCTTAGATGCTCAAGAGATAGCCGATGTCAAAGAGGACTTAGACGAAAGGACATTCAGGCAAGAATACGAAGGTTCATTCGAGACATACGAAGGCGCGGCATATAAAGAGTTCGGGCAGCATAACCTTGACAGTTCAATAGTAGAGCAAGAGGGAATAATCTCGCTAGGCATGGACTTCAATGTTGACCCGATGACAGCAGTGGTAGGCCAGATAAACGGAGATAGCTTCAATCAATTTGGTGAGATATGGCTTAACAACTCAAACACATTTGAAATGAGGGATGAGATTCTAAGAAGGTATAAAGACCCAAGTCGAATAGTCATATACCCGGACTCATCAGGAGACCATGGAAGTTCAAACGCTCAAAAGACAGATTTACAAATACTTAAAGATGCTGGATTCCAAGTTAGAGCGAGAAGCAAGAACCCGGAGCAGAGAGACAGGATTAACACAGTAAATTCGTTCATAAAGGACAGGGCAGAGAAAACAAGGTATAAGATTAACCCAAAGACCTGCCCCAAGACAGTAAACGATATGAATAAAAGACAGAGTTTAGCAGACGGAAGATTAGATAAGCAGCAGGAGAAAGAGCAGAAGATAGGGCATATATCAGATGGATTTGGTTACTTGGTTTATTACTGCTTCCCGATACTGAGAGGCAGGATAGAAGGGTTAAGGATCTAATGGGCGCAACAGTTATAGGCAAGACCATTTATATAAGCAAAGACCTTGCGGCCAAGCTGACACCAAGAGAAAGAAAAGTGTTATTGGCGCACGAATTAAGCCATTGGAAACATAGAGATTATATTAAGATGTTCTTCATAAAACTATTGGGATTGATAAACCCCAATACTGCTAATTCAATGCGTTGCGCTATTGAAATCAGAGCAGATAAAGAAGCTATCTTAAAAACTAAAGATGTAAAAGCTTTTAAAGCACTACTATTAAAATTAAATAGGGATGGGGCAAAGTACCCATCTATTGATTTTAGCATCCAAATGGCTAACAATATGAGGGATTTATGAACGGTATAAAAGATTTGGTGGAATCACCACATTCGATATTTAGTAATAATTGCAATTACTGGAATTTCTTACTTGAATCTTATGAAGGTGGTCCGGATTATTGCAAAGGCGAAATACCAGGCAAGGCAACAATGATGAACAACTTTAGGAATTGGGTTCTTAAACTTGATGGAGTTACACAGCGATCATCAGTTAATAGTAATCTATTCAGACATCCAAAAGAAAGAGAAGAAGATTATCAGGAACGATTACGGATGTCGTACTACTATAACTTTTGTTCACCAATAATTGATATTTATACTGACCATTTATTTAAGCAGCCGATTACTGAGAACTTTGGAAGTATTGAGAATGACGTAGAGGAAAGAAGCGAGAACATAGACAACAAGGGCGGTTCGATAAATGAGTTTAGAAAAGAGATGGCAGACTTAGCTCAAGTATATGGGCACATATTTGTTATTACTGATTCACCTCTATTTAATGGCCAGATTAATACAAAGGCAGACATAATAGATAACAACTTATTTCCTTACTTTTCATTACATCATCCACAGAACATTATTAACTGGGCCTTAGATGAATTTGGCAGACCTTACTGGGTATTGGTAAGAGAGAACTTAGATGGGAATAAAGATCCATTTAACTTTGATAAGAATAACTTAAATGTAGTTCAATACAGATTATGGACCAGAGAAGATTGGACATTGTTTAATTCAGAGTATCAAGCAATCGGAACAGGTTCTCATAAGATAGGCAGAGTACCTATAACTTGTGTGTTTGATAAGCAATCCAAGAAGGTGAGAAACTTTTTAGGCATATCTTCAATAGCTGATATTAGTTTTATAGCAAGAGATGTTTATAATTCATGTTCAGAGTTGAAGCAGATTTTAAGAGATCAAACATTTGCTTTCCTGGTGTTGTTTGGTAATTCTTCAGAATATGACGAGTTATCAGTAGGCACATCAAAGGGATTACTAGTCCCACCTGATAGGACTGCACCTTTTTATCTATCTCCTCCGTCATCAAATGCAGAAACATATTATACGCATATTGACAGACAAGTAACTAAGATGTTTCAGCTTGCTAAATTAGAAGGTGGATCAGTACAAGCGCCGGATACAGTTCAGCAATCAGGAGTATCAAAGGCATGGGATTTTAACCAGACAAACAGCGCATTAAGTAAGAAGGCCGGAAACTTAGAAGATGGAGAAACTAAGCTATGGGATATGTTCTCAAGATGGGTTAATGGAAATGAGTTTGACGGCTCTATAGATTATCCTCACGAGTTTAATATAAATTCACTCAAGCAAGACATGGATGAGGCAGAAACAGCAATGCGCTTGCAGTTAGGTTCAGAGTTTAACAAAGAGGTCAAGAAAGCCATCATTCAAAAGAAGTTCCCTCGCATGAATAAAGAAGAACTTGATGAGATGATAAGTGGTATGGAAACACAGGAAGATAGGAATGGTAAAGGTGAAAGCGGCCGCCTTTTAGATAGGATACCGTCTTTACAAAAGTCGCGTTAAACGCCTTACTCAGGCGGGAAAGATGAGGATTTATGAATATGTTTATATTGTGGGTTATGGGGTTATTGGCTAATATCGGTATGTTAGCTATTCTAAAAAGCAATCGAGGCGAAGCCGGCGCTGAAGATTCAACAAAAGCGGCAGAAGCCGCTATCGCATTAGCTGAAAAAGCGGGAATTAAATTATTACCCCAAAGCCAAGTTGACGCGGTAGTACAAGAGAGATTGGCAAGAGAGCGATCCAAGTATTTTGATTATGATGATTTAAAGAAGTTTAAGACCGAGCATGAACAGAACGCAGCGGCAGCAACTGAGAAAGACTTGCTTGCTCGCAAAGAGTACGACAAAGCTAAAGAAACATGGAATATTGAGCAGCAAAGATTAACTGGGTTAGTTACAGAAAAAGACAAAGCGCTAACCGATATGAGAATCGGCACAGCTCTTATGGGTGAGATTAATAAGCAGAACGCCTATGCTGAAGAAACTATGGCTTTAATAAAAAGTCAGGCGGTATTTGATGAACAAGGCAACCTTCGTATTCAAGGCATCGATAAGAATGGGACGAAAGTCTTACACTCCGTGGAGGAGGGAATAAAGAATTTTCTAACACAGCGGCCTCACTTGGTTAAAGCACAACAGAGAGCCGGCGGTGGAACACCACCAGGTAACACAGGTGGGGCAGGAGCAGGAGTGCAAGACCTCAATGCACTTAATGGCGAGTTACAAGCTGCAATGAACCGAGGGGACAGAAAAGCAGTTGGAGAAATAAAGACAAAAATATCGGTGTTGCGAGGCGTAGCCAAAACAACACTATAAAAGAGAGGTTATTATGAAAAGATTATGGATTCTATTTCTAAGCTGGATGGCTTTCGGGGTAGATACGACAGCAACGACTTTGGCCGAAGCTGTTCCGACGATTGTAACAGCAGCATTGTTAGAACTGGATGAAGGAAATATCGTAGCTCCATTGGTAACTGATAAGCCGTTTCCAGGAGCAGGGCTTATAGACCAAACACCATTCATCAACAGACTCACAGCAGGCGCAGACGATTCACCAACAGCAGAAGCTCTTGAAGCAAGCACTAATGACGAAACTTCACCCAGTGCAGCAACAGTAGGCGCACATTCAGCTTATGTATTGCTGAAAGATTTAGCGCAGTTAGCAACTCTGGATGACATGGCAAATATAGCCGGACAGTTAATTGGTCAGTCTCTTGTAGTTCGCAGAGACCTTGACTTAGTAACGCTGTTTACCTCATTAACGACCGATCAGGGCAGTTCAACTTCTGCTGCAATGGCCCCGGCTGATTTGTATGACGCATACGGATCACTGAGGAAGTATCACGCGCCATTACCTTATCACCTGGTACTACATCCAGAGCAGATTTGGGCAAGCAATATGTTAATACAGTTGTTTGACAATTCAAGCGATGCGATTCAGTCCGCTGGATTAGGTACAGTGGGGGAGGATTTTGCAAGATACGGATTTGCAGGTATGGCTATGGGATTCAATATCTGGGCAGATTCAAACATCGTGCTCAATACCGGAGCAGGTTCAGGAGCAGCTTTCTCTCGCGGAGTAATTAAGAATGTGCGAAAGAGGGACTTTATGATTGAAGTACAGCGCGATGCGGCAACAATCTCAACAAAGATAGTTGGAAGTGAAATGAGAGGTGAAGCTATTTTAAGGAACAAACATGGTAACGAAATGCAGTTCCCTAGATGGAGCTAACTCGAAAGAGGATAACTGGTGGTGGGGGAGAAAACAATCTCCCTCACCAGCACTAACAGGAAAAAGGAGAAGGTAAAATGGCAAAGGCAAAAATGGACACAGTGAAAATACAGACATTACAGCAAGAGAACGAAATACTAAGGCAGAAACTCGCTGCACAGGAACAGATACAGTCTGAGATGACTAATGCTGTTACTGATTCGCTTTCTCAGGAAATGAAAACGATTAGGCAGAAGGGGAAGAAGTCTGCTAATTCGATAACAGTACAAGAGCAGCATGATCACATGAACATTTCATTATTTACAAAGTACGGCAAAAGGATAGGCCCGATGCATCCAGAGAACGCAATCCAGACATTAAACAGATTCGCAGAGTTAAAGGGGATAATCCTAACTGCAACACAGCCGACACAAACGCAGATTGATGCTTATAAGCAGACAGCAGAATATAAAAAAATGATTAAAACTGAGCAGGCTATCAGAGCTGTTAAAGAAAGGTCAAGGAAGTCCGGGGAGATGGAAAGACTTACAAAGGCAATCGCAAAGATGGCCGGCGTACAAGATCCGTCAACACTTAACACATTAGTTGAGGTAAGTAAATGATAATGACTGTCGCTCAAGACATAGCCGAGAGAAAAGTCGCATATTACAAGCGGCAAATAGAATGCCCAGGCCATTGGCTGATTCCTCCGACGGAAGATGTCTATTTGCGTAAGCCGATAGCATTATTTAAACATTGTTCTGATTTTGTTTATCTGTTTGGCAGGAAGATAACGCTTAAAAAGACGCGCATTGTTCATGATAGGTTCGGCAACAAAGTGCTGGACTGGAAGAAACTTTATGCGTTAAAGGCTAAAGGCAGGATTATACAGGGTAAAGTCTCGGCAGCGTGGGCGATTGAACACGTTTATGACCCCTTAGGCGCGCTTTGCTTGCAATGCGATAAAAGATGTATGGAAGGAAGCGGGCGAAGAGTGTTGACGAGAACGATTAAGCGGTTATCGGGCCGGTTTTTAAAAAGAACGTAACACAGAAAAGAGGTGCGTCATCAAACAGCAATTCTTGGTTGATGTAGCGGGTACAATTAAATTAACAATTTATGATAATAACAGGGCGATTATTCCCACTTCGGGAACGGTAACATTGTATAAACCAAGCGGGGCGGTATTGCAAGCCGCCGCGGCCGTAACAGTAAGCTCGACTACCGGCGAAATGACATATGCTCTTACAACTACCCACACAGATGACATAGGATTAAACTATAAGGCGGTTTGGGCTTATGTCGTAAGCAGCGTTACTTATTACAGAACACAGTTATTTGATGTAGTAAAATCTATCCTGGCTATCCCAATTACTGACGAGGATTTATACAATGAACTTGAAGCTTTAAGGAAAGCCAATTTACAAGCAACAGCAACGGCAACGGCCGGCGCCGCAGGAAGCTTAACCGATACTAAACGCAGAGAAGCAGATAGTTTTTGGAAGGGCGGCACGATTAAAATCATAGCGGGTACGGGGATAAATCAAGAAAGAGATGTAACGGGATTTACGCAATCAACTGGAGTATTTACAATTACTCCAAATTGGGGAACAAATCCTGATAATACGAGCGTTTATGTCGTTGTAAAATCGTTTACTAAAAAAATTAACGCGGCATTTGAAGAAATATCTACAATGATTTACAATAAAGGCAAAAGACATTCTCTTATTTTAGAAAGCTCACAAATCTCTTTACCGTTAATATTTTTAACACTTAACAAAATATGTACAGACTTGATGGATGAAGAAAATGATAAATGGAACTTACTCGCTAAAACATTTTCAGATAAGTTTGAAAAAGCATTTAATAATATGAAACTTGACTATGACGAAGACGAAAGCGGTACGATTGTTGGCGAAGAAGCGCAGAACAACCCCGTATCATTAAGAATCGGAAGGGCTTAATGGATAAGCTAATCAATAAGCATGTTGACAACATCGAGATATTAGAGAATCAATTAGATTTGATTATTGAGAATGAAATATCAAAGATAGATATTGACGCGATACTTGATAACCCAAAAGCAGAACTGCAAAGAGTAATTGATATAATAAAGCGAATCTTTTTAGATGAGTACGCCGATAAAGCGATTGAATTAGGATTTGACTTCGGCAGAAAGATGGACAAGAAAATCGAAGATGACAAGACAATATTAATTGATAACTCGAAAGACCCAAAGCTAAATGATAAAAGCTGAGATAAGAAGTAATATTAATTTCCCAAAGATAGCACTGCAAGCAGACCTTGAACATATTGCAGAGAAAATTATTATCAAAGATATGGTGAATAGAATTAAACAAAGGAAAGCCATTGATGGAGGAGCGTTGCCAGAGAACTCTGCAGCCACAATTAAAAGAAAAGGACATGATAGACAGCTTCAAGATATGGGAGTATTAATTAATAGTTTTGGGTATGAAAAAGAGGGTAGGGATAAAGTAAGAATATTTATAAGCAAAGGGTTAGACAGGGATTTAATAGGCGGTTATTTACAAAATAGTGGTGTAGGCAAAAGTAAAAAGCGATATAAGTTTTTTGGCATATCAATATTTGCATATAGAAAAGCAATGGAATATATGGAAGAAAAAATAAAGGCTCTGACAAGTGGTAGATAAAAACGAGATTACAAATGCAGCAGTATCGAAAGAAATGACAGCACTTGAGATTATCCTTGTTACTAAAGTGCAAAGGACAGCATTGACACTAGAAGGATATATCGAACTGCGAATAGCACAAGGTTCATCAATGGAGATAATCCGCGCAGATTTACTGAAAGATTTGGAAGAAGGCGGCAGGATATTCGGAGAGTTTAAGAATGCTTTAAAGCCTACTTTCATGGGTTCACTTGGGAGGTTCAGGGATGCTGGGGAACTGGCTGAAATGGGATTAGAAGGTAATTGGAGATGGGTTGCAGTGCTTAAAAATACTTGCCCTGATTGCTTAGAAAGACATAATCAAATAAAAACATGGAATGATTGGGAAGCAGAAGGGTTACCAAGAGCAAATGCTACAGTATGTGAACAGCATTGTAAATGTGTGCTTGTGCCTGAAAAGGTTGCTGAAACAGCTCCGATACAGAGGACTAAATAATGGCGAATTATGATACTGTCAAAGCGGGTATAGCCGGAATATTAAACGGTTTAGGATTAGTTGAATCTTCAGATGCGGTTGATTTTACTAACGCGCCAGTTACTGAATACGGAAATAGATATATCTTAAAAGCCCTCTCTGGTGAAAATCAGAATAATACAATTATAGATAGGTTTGATGACAAACAAGAATGGCAAATATTAGTTGCGTTTTCAAGAAATGAACAGAGTGATATTATTCAGTTAGATGCTGCGCACCGACAGAAAGATATAATCTTAAAAGCTATTGATAAACCAAGTAATTGGACTTCTTTTGTTAAGATAATGCAATATGAAAAATGGGAAATAATCGAAACAAAAAATTACTTCGTTATTGATATAAGAGTATCAATAATGGATTTATACATACACGGCTAATAACAAAACAAGGGGGTAATTATGTTCACTAGGCAGACAGTATTATTAGTAAAGATTGAAAGCCCATCAGGAACAGACGCGGCTCCAGAGGGTGCGGATAATGCGGTAATGGCTTTTGATGTTAACTTAGAAGTAAAGTCGGATATGAAGGAACGCGGCCCCGCGAATGATGACCGCTCCTTATACCCGAATATCAGAGGTAAAACAACAGTTGATCTTAAGTTTTATGTTGAATTAAAAGGCTCTGGAACGGCAGGCACAGCTCCTAAATGGGGGCCGTTAATGGAAGCTTGCGATAGGGCCGAAACTGCAAACGCAGGAACTAATGTTATATACGCTCCTGCCGCATCAAGCGAAACTTGCACGATTTGGCTATACATAGACGGGCTTTTACATAAAGTTACAGGATGCGCCGGCGATTACGAGATTGATTTAACAGCCGGCGATGTGGCAAAGCTTAATTTTACAATGTCCGGAGCTTACGCCTTGCCGATAGACTCATCTATGGCAGCGCCTACGTTTAACGCGACTATCCCGCCTGTGGTAAAGGGTACGACTACTACGTTTGGATCTTACGCCGCGATAATTGAGAAAATCTTGCTTAAGTTTGGTAATGCCGTTGTTGAGCGTACGAGTATGAACGCAACAGAAGGCGTATTGGCCTTTATGGTAGGCAATCGCAATCCAACAGGAGTTATGACCTGCGAGGCAGTTGTCAGGGCTACATCAAACGCTGATTTTTGGAGCTACTTTAATACAGGGGCTTCAAAGGCATTAAGCTTAGTGCTTGGGACTACAGCAGGGAACATCATCACGCTTACCGCGCCTGCTTGCGTATTAGCGCCTGTTAAGTATGGCGATAGAGATGGGCTAAGGCTTTTTGATGTTGAATTTCAAATGGCGCGTTCAGGTGGTAATGACGAAATGACAATCACGTTGACCTAAACGGTAAAAAGGAGGGTATTGATGATTAAAGGACTTGGATTATCGGAAACAAAAGATTACATCAGTGAATATGACAAAGGGGTTGAAAAGACAACCTGGAAAATAGGAGTTTTGGATTCGGACATATTCGATTTAGTCGGCGGTAACGTATTAAATAGGTTATCGGCAATGACCGAAGTCGTAAGGTTTGGATTAAAGGGATTCGCAAACTTTAAGGATAATTCGGGAAACGAGATAACCTTTCATACAACGAACAGAATAATTGGCGCGGTTACTTATAAAATAGTAGCTGATAGCATTATGAAAGTTATTCCGCCGGAGATTAAATACGAATTAGCGAACGAGATAATAAAGTTATCGCAGTTGAGTGAGCAAGAAATAAAAAACTGATACTGGCTATTTGGATACCGTCTTGGGATTTGCGTTGTGAAAAGTGTTCGGATAGCCAAAAAGAGATTTATGGTTGTGAAAAAGACAGTACTTATCCTGATAAATGGCAAGTAAGAGATTTGACATGGCAAAGATGCCCTGTAAAATTAGTTACAATCGAAACCCATTTATTTTTAGAAGCGTATAGTTATTTGCAGAAGGGGATTTTGCCGTACAATACAGGATATAAAAGAAAT